GAAGATGGGCATCTCATGATTGGAAGCGGTAATGTCAACTAAACCACTAATTTTGCATAGAGAGAAAGGAGATGTCAATATATGTGGCCAGCATGTCAAATATGCGGTAAACCAGTACGGAATATAAGCGATGAGTTTTGCCGAGGTTCTCACTGCGACGGCAAGCCGATGACGTATCCGTCTGCCAAAAAACCGCACACTAAAAGAAAACTTACTCGCGCTATGATTAAAGCGCGCCGCAAGAAAGGTAGGAAATGACAAAAATGGATAAGCGCTCGATAAAGCGTTTTCGCTGCTGGTTAGTTGAATCAAGGCAGTATGTGTATGATATTCAGAAAATTTGCGATGGTAAACTGATTAAAAGCTTTGCCGAGATTTTGAATAATCCTAAAAAATATGTTGTAGAGCAGGAAACTGGCGCTATTGATATCGCTAAAAATAAAATCCGCGAGGGCGATATCGCCAAATATCGCAACGCCAACTATCAGCGCGAAGTTTTTGAGTGGCAATATGGCGTGGTGGTTTTCAGAAATTGCGGCTTTGAGCTGTACAATCCAGCCAAGGATACTACAGAATCACTAAATGATATATCTATCAGTTTCTCGAAAATTGAGGTCGTTGGCAATATTCACGAAAACTCTGAGTTGTTGGAGGATAAAAAGTCATGACCATAATAATCGCAGTGATTTTCGCAATCGTAATACTGACAGCCATAATTGTGCCGGCAATTGAGGATGAGATCGAGTATCGAGAGTGGCTAGATGAATCTAAAAAGAGGAGGAAATAATGCCTAACCTCGCAAACATAGATAATCCATACGAAGACCAAGAGCAAGAGACGTTTGTTAAATGGCTGGACGATAACGGCTATCCACGTTTCAGAGTACCTAACGAAACCTATACCAAAAGCCATAAGCAGCGAATCAAGAATAAGAAGCTTGGCGTGAGTTCTGGCGTGCCGGATTTGGCTGTAGTTGTGCCGGATGTCTGGTATGGATACGGCGACAATGTGCCTCGAGAGGACCTATCATCATATACCAATACGTATACAAGCCGCTTGGTATTTATTGAAATGAAACGTAAGAAAGGAGGTGTAACATCAGCAAATCAAAAGAAGTGGATTAAGACGCTCAACGAGGCCGGCGTCCAGACTGTTGTTTGCAAAGGCTGCGACGCAGCGATTGAGTTTATTAAATCAATAACTAAATAAGGTATTTAAGATGAGACTAATCAAAAGAATCAAAATGATGTTCGGCGTAGGCGAACAGGAGCAGACGACAAAAGCTGAGCCTGAACTTGAAATCGGTAATATAGTGGCATTTAGGCGAGGCAGGGCTTTGGAGTCGTCGTACGGTACAGTGGTTGCAGTTAAAGGTGATATGGCAGTTGTTGATACAGGTAGATCATCTTCTCGTCAAATGTCCGTCCTAACAGTCGACGAGCTGATCGTCATTCCGCCGAAAGCACAAGAGCAATCGAACGATTAAGAGGTTTATGAAACATAAAATCAAAGGGCGCAACTACAAAACGCCAACACCTAGAGTTTACAGCATAAAAGAAACTCGCTCAAAGCAATTTATCCGTAAACAACTGATAAATAAAAACGGGGCAATTTGTTCACTCTGTGACAAGCCGATTGAAACAATGAAAGATTGTACGATTGATCATATTATCCCAATCAGTAAGGGTGGCTTGACGACGATTGAGAACTGCCGGTTAGCACACAGAGATTGCAACCTAAGTAGGGGTAACGGGGAAGCTTGAAGTCAAGCCATCAAAGTCATAATGATTGTAAACGTCAATGGTATGTGTGCGCCTAAAAGGTTGACTGAGGCGGTGGAAAGTTATGCGCCGCCTCTTTTATGCTATAATAACCATAGAATTGCGGATCGAAAGAGCCGCTTTTTTATTTGGAGAAATTATTATGGCAGCCAGAAAAATGACGCGCAAGAATAGGCGAAACAGCAAGCAGGCTAATCGCAAAAACTCGAAGCAACAGCTCTGCGGTATTATTAAGGACGATCCGAAAAAGCCAGCCGTCAAGTTATCGAAGCAGTTTGAACCGCCTGAGCCAGGTCAGCCAACGAAATATAAACCAGAATACTGTCAACAGCTCATTGACTATTTCTCGATTGAGCCACTGGAAGTTATTAGAGAACAGGAAATAATTGGCACTGAAGGTGGCAAGTACGTCTCGCGCCGCCTGCCACAGCGTTTTCCGTGGTTTGAGGGATTTGCCAGAAAAATTGGCGTGCACCGCAATACGTTGAAGAACTGGTGTAATGAGCATCCAGAATTCGCTGAAGCCTATGAGACCGCTAAGGACTTGCAGCGAGAGTTCCTTGTGGACATTGGCTTGAGCGGTGCCACGTCGGCGAGTTTTGCTATCTTTACTATGAAAAACGTCTGCGGCTGGAGGGACGAGCGAGATCTGAAGCTGAGAAAAGCGAAAGAGGAAGGTGATATTGATGACGACGAGCTCAAAGCAGCCATCTTTGAATAATCTCACCAGAGCGGATATTCTGCGGCTTTGCGACAAATACTGGAACACTGACCGCGACAAGCTGCGGCGTTATCTGCTGGCGATATTCAAGCGTCGGGAGAATATCCACCTGTTTGGCTGGTTCATCGCACGGCCGTATTTTCCACTAGAAACGCCGCCGTTTCACAAAGAGATATTAGACCTGATCAGCGACAAGGACAATCGACGAGTTGGCGTTATTGCGCCGCGTGGTCATGCAAAGTCCACTACGGTGGATATGACGTATCCGCTGTGGGCTGGGTGTTTTCAGCAGGAAGAGTTCGTGGTGATAATCAGCGACACGTACACACAAGCGGCGGAGTTCATCAACGCGCTGAAAGATGAGTTTGAACATAACCCGAAAATCAAGTGGCTGTTCGGTAATATGAGAGGTGACGATTGGCAGGATGGCGAGTTCGTGTTGAGTAATGGCATCAAATATGCCGCTAAAGGCTCTGGTATGAAAATCCGTGGTATTCGCCACCGGCACACCCGACCGACGCTGATGATATTTGACGACATCGAGAACGACGAAAACATCAAGAGCGCCGAGCAACGCCAGAAGCTGTACCATTGGTTTACCAAGGCGGCTATACCAGCATTAGCTAGAGGCGGGCGAGCTGTTATCATCGGTACGATTCTTCACTTTGACAGCCTCGTCAATAAGGTGATGAAACAGCAAGATGTGTTTAAGAGCTGGCATACACGGGTGTTTTACGCAATCACCACCGAGGAGGACGGCACAGAGCGGGCTTTGTGGCCGGAGCACCGCAGCCTGGAAAAACTACGAGCTATGCGAGATGATCCGAGCGATCAGGAGTTCGTTGGAAGTATCGCTTTTGCTCAGGAGTACCAACACAAACCATTTAGCGAAGAGGACGCTATTATCAAGCCTGATTGGATTAAAGAATGCGAGCCGAGCCAGGTGCCAGATAAATACTCGAGGATAGCACGAGTGCTGACAATCGATCCTGCTGCCAGTGAGCGCCAAACAGCCGATTTTACCGCTATGATTGTTGCCGATCTATATACTGATGGTAATGTTTACATACGTGCGATACGCAACCAACGAACCTCGCCGAGTGTTACTGCTGATACGGTTAGAGAGCTTGATGAAATATACAAACCGCAAGTTATCGGCATAGAGGAGGGCGCGCTGGGGCTGGTATTTCGAGATTTGCTGGAAGGACTACCCGTCATGGGCTTGAAGCCCGATAAAGACAAGGTGCGGCGACTGCTGGCGGTGAGCCGATTCTTTGAGGCGGGCAGGGTATACACTGTGAAAAACATTCAGAACGGTCAGGCGTTTCGTGAACAGCTGATTGAATTTCCGAAGGGGACGCATGATGATATGGTTGATGCAGTGGCTTATGCGATACGGCTACTGTTAGTAAGGGGAGCAGATCAAGACTCTGACGGGTTTAATGAAAGTGGAGCATATCATGAAAAAAGAAGCGCAGACGACGAGGATGAAGAAGATTGGTCGGATGATGATTATGTGGTATAATCAAGCTAGAAATTGCGGTTATCACAGCCGCATTTTTCTTTTGGTCTAGGGTAGCCGCCTTATTGCGAGGAGCAAAGTAGTGGTATTTTTTAGTAAAAACAACCCAGAACCGACACCGAAAAATCTAACAAGCGAAATCGGCTTTGCCGGCGACATTGTATTTGAAGGCTTTGACCGCGAGGAGTCGCGTGTTGACGAAATTAGTATTAAAGACTACCGCAAGATGCTTGATAACGACACGACAGTCGAAGCACTGTACAACATCTTTACTATGAGTATTCTGGCGGCAACGTATCATATTGACGCCGACGGTAACGACGAGGGGGAGTTGCAAGCTGAGCTGGTGCGGCGCAATTTACTAGAGCCACCGCACAAGGGCGGGATGCAAACGCCGATGAATCTGTTTATTGATCAATCCCTAGCGGCGATTTACGAGGGGTTTGCGCTGTTTGAAAAGGTTTACGAAGTGCGAGACGGCAAATTGGTACTCAAGAGGCTAGCGCACCGCGACGCCACCACGCTCACACTCATTCGTGACACGGATGGTGGTTTTGGCGGAACAAAACAGCGCGCTGCTGACTCCGATGGTGTTTATCACGAGGTGATTATTCCAGCACACAAGTGCTTCCTGTTTACGTATGGCAAGAGCCGTAGCTATCTTTATGGACGCAGTGCATTCAAGCCACTGTATCCACGCTACGACAAGAAACGTCGACTAGAATACCTGGATAGTATTGCTTTGCAAGCTGACGCAATTAAACCGAAAGTTTTGCGGCGTACCGCTGACGGCGTCGTCTCTGATCAGCTAAAAAAAGCACGCAATAAGGCGCTTGAGGTGTTGGGCAGGTTGGGCAAGCGTAACTCCGTGGCATCGTTACCATATGGCTATGAACTTGATGTGTTGAACACAGAGGGTCGTGATCCGCACCAGTCAATCGAACGGCAAAACTCGGAGATGGCGCGTGCGTTTCATGCAAGCGTTATTTTAACCGCAACCCAAGGCTCGGCAAGCAATGTTGGCTCGTACAGTTTGAGCACCAATCAAAAAGATCTGTTGCAAACGGCTATCACCGGTGTCATGCGGTTACTGGAGGCACATATCAATCAGTACCTCATCGCCGACCTCATCGACTTGAATTTTGCCGAACGACACTATCCAGAATTTCATTTCGATACACCGGACGAATCGATTATCTCGGCGGTGTTTGAGGCGTTCAAGTTGCTTGTGCAAAAAGACAAGGTGTCGGATGATATTGCTGCTGGAATCGAGGAATCAACAGCGACACGCCTTGGTATTGACTTAGAAGCGATTAAAAAGCGACGACAGGAAGACGCGGAAGACGACAAGCCCACTGGTAAAGAGAATAAAAACGCGGAAGATGACAAAGATGGAGGTTCTGGCGGCGACGCCGGCAAATTTCTAGGCGAAGATGACAAACTTGGCGAAGCTGCTCCACCTGAGCCGCACGAGCACGTCGCGATCGACCGAGATTTGACCGACGTTGAAAAACGCGTCAAGTTCGAGGCAATCGAAAAGTGGATGGCTGAGCAGGAGGCGAGTTTTGAAACCGCAGCGACCGAGGAATTGCGTAAAGCGGTGGCTGATATCTCGCTTGATGAGGAGTTCACGCTGCCAGCTAGCTATTCTGCGCTGCTGGCAAAACAATATCGCACAGCTTACAACTACGGCAAGCTATCCGCGGCAGATGAGCAGAAGCTGCCAGCACCAGCTTTGAAAAAGGAACTGAAGGTACGCGAGAAGCAGTATGTGGATTTCATTATCAATATGCAGACTGAAGACGTGCGTAATATTATTGCTGGCGAGAAGTTGAAGCAGTCTATTAACTTGGCTGACGGTGACGACGAGGATATTGATGAAGAAGCTGGAATATCTAATACTAGTGGTAGACAGGACGAAGCTGCCCGCAATGCGATGTTAGAATCAATTGGCTTATTGACCAGCGCCTGGATAACGCAAGCGGTAATTGGTACAAAAGGCACGATCGTTACGCAGGGTATGAATGATGGGCGTGATGATAGTTTTTCATTCTTTGATGAAGACGATGACACTTCAGTTTATCAGTGGTCAGCTCGGATGGAGGCGAATACTTGTCCGATCTGCGCCGAGCTAGACGGCAAGGTAATATCTGCTAATGAGCGCAAAACTACGTTCCAGCGGCCGCCAAAGCACATCAACTGTAAGTGTATCTGGACGAGAATATCGGCGTTAAATAAGGACTATAAGCTGCCAGCAATAACGGGGATTGATAATAAGCTCATTGAGCGGCTGGAATATATCCAGAGAACAACCAAAGCTGAGCTGGCAAATATGATACCTGGAGCATTGAAATACACAAAGGCGGAGCTATCGAGCATTGAGGCGTACAAGGGAAATGGATATATTAATATCAACCAGGCACTGTTAGGCAATCACCCTATGAATCCGTACGCTGAAAATGACATAAAACAGTTAGACAAAGCGATTAAGAGGACAACTCTGGAAAATGACGTGCTATTGTATCGTGGAGTAGGGTTCAAGAAGCCCTTGAAGGTGGGTGAAGAAATAAACAACCCTAATTTTCTGTCAACATCGACAAGCCGCGACATATCAATGGAATTTGCCGAGAAAGCTGATTGGCAAAAATACATCCTGGTATTTCGTGCACCTAAGAATATGCCATATTTGGATATTGAGAAAACATTGGCAGATAATAATGTCAATTCAATGATTAACGAACGCGAATATTTGTTGTCACGTGGCAAGAAATTTGTTGTAAAAAATCTCTCAAAGAGGGATAATGGGGTTATAGTGGCGGAGGTGGAGATGACAGACGATACAAAATATTTGGACGACAACAGAGACAGTATCCTCACTGAGGATTTGCTTCGGGAAATTGACGAATCATACGAGCGCTCCAAGAAGCGCCTTGCCGATCCAGACTACAAGCCGAGCCAAACAACCAGGCGCCTGCACCACATCTGGCAGATGGACTCTGACTACTTTAATGAACACCCTGAAGCTATCAAATCCAAAGATAACGATGAATAGTTGTTGCTAACATAACCTTTGTGGTATAATAGCCGTAATGAATTGCGATCGCACGTAGGTCGCAATTTTTCTTTTGACATCGGAATCCACCCTCTGTGAATTACTCTTTGAATTATTGCAACATAAACATTTTACAGTTGATATTGTAAAACTCCACCTTCTCGCCTGCATGCGGTCGCGGTTCAGCCAGGAGAAATCATATGAGTATGCATGTTTTCATCAATCGAGACACAAAGGTAGAGCTAGCCGACAATGAGGGCGGTAAATATAAGCGTTTCAAGAAGCAGATTTGTCAGTTCGGTGAGTATGTCGATCCAAACAACACCTCAAAAAGGATGGTGCTTGATAAGCTATTCGGCAAGCGGCTGAAAGAGAACTTTGACAATGGTAAATACGGCGTTGTGGCGGTGCCGCTAGGTCACCCTAGAAATTCATCAGAGCTAGCGGCTTGGAATAGAGGCGAAATGGTCAATATGGAGTTGACCGATGATGGAATCAACGCTGTCATCGAGATACGAGACGACGAGACCGCAAAGAGTATTGAGAACCGCAATATTCCTGATGTATCAATGGGCTTTGAAGACAACTACCTCGACAAAAAGACTGGCAAGTTTGTCGGGCCGCTATTGAAGCATGTCGGGCTGGTTGTTGACCCGTACATTAAAGGTATGCGGCGATTTGTGCCGCTTGCCGATGAAGTACCGGCAGTATTGTTTAGTGATAGTCAAGATTATGAAAAGGAGGACAAGACTATGACAGTAAAAATTAAGAATGACCGCGAGTTTGATGTTGAAGTAACCTACGCGGTTGACGGCGAAAATAAAACCGAAACGGTCGCTGCTGGTGCTGAGATTGAAGTGCCAGAAGACCAAGCAGAAGCTGTGAAGCAGCAAATCGCCGACGCTGAAGCGCCAAAAGATAATGACAAAGAAAACGAGTTGTCTGAGCGCGAGAAAGCATTGGCTGATCGCGAAGCTGTGCTGGCAGAAAAGGAAGCTGCAGCAGCAAAGCGCGACGCTGAGGCGAAATTCAATAAGTTGCTGAGTGATGGCAAGGTAGTGCCGGCTCAAAAGGACGCATTCATGGCGTTGTCTGAGGCATCAAGCACTGAAATCCACCTATCTGATGATGAAACCAAGACCGTTGATACGTTATTAAGTGAGTTTATCGAGGCAAGTCCAAAACTGAACTTGACCGACGAGAAAGGAACTGACGGCGAAGGCAACGGTGGCGGCGATGAAGTTCAGCTAAGCGAGGACGAACAAAGCCTGACAGACCTCGGCTTGAGCGAAGAAGATTTGAAAGAAACTAAACGTCAGGAAAAGGGAGAATAGCAAATGGCTAATCTAACAGCTCCGCGAGACGACAGCCGACAAACCGGTGATTTGGTTGAAGTTGATGCGGGAACAAATAAGATTTTTCACGGTGCTGCCGTGACAATCGCAAGCAACGGCTATGCACATGCTGGCGCCCCAAAAGAGCCTTTCGTAGGCGTTGCTCAGGAGTCTGTAACCGGTGGACTGGTACGTGTATACACTGAGGGCGTGGTGAGCTTTAACTGTGCTTCTGCTGTCGGCGTTCAAGCGAACGTTGGCAAGAATGTCGCGCTCGTTGACGACAATACTGTCGGCTTGGCAACAGGCAACGACGCTGTAGTCATCGGGATTATTACTAAAATTGAATCGACTACATCGGTTCGAGTTAAACTACGATAGAAAGGAATAGAAAATGAGTTTGAACCCTACACAGCTCGGTCGCGCGGACCTGTACGTCAAGACAATTTTCCGCAAAGCAATGAGCGAAGAGTCGAACGACATAGCAAAAGATTTGTATGCCATCACCCCAAACAAATCTGGTTTCGCGCGGATTTTGAACCTAACCGCCGTACCAGGCATGAGGCGGTGGGAAAGCGAGCGTCGACCAGGTACGTTCTCGTTCGGTGTGGAGATGCAGAAAATCGGTAAATGGGAACAGTCTGTTGCTATTGATGGCGCGGACGTCGAGGACGACGATTTGGGCATCTACAAGTCTGCCATTGAAGAGATGGCTCTTGAGAATAAATTAGTATACTCAGCCCTGGCTGTTGAGGCTATCAATAAAGGCTTTGTTACGAAGTCTGGCGATGGGCACAATTTCTTCTCTACTGAGCACGGCAATCTGCAAACTGGCGACCTGACAGCTGCTAATTACGAAGCCGCTTGCCTGAAAGTTCAGACCCAGAAAGCCGAAAACGGCAAATCATTTGGCTATCTCGTCGACACGTTAATCGTCGGACCAAACATGCAGAGCAAGGCGCGCGCTGTTGTTGAGAAAGAGAATCTCGCCGGGGGAGAGAGCAACACCAATTATCACACCGCAAAGATTTTGGTTGTTCCGCAGATTACAGACAACAGCTGGTATGTTGCCTGCTTGGGTCGAAAGGTTAAGCCAGTTGAGGTGTTTGAGCGCCGCAAAGCTGGTCCGCTGCGTCAGATATTGAAAGATCGCCAGGAAGACCAGGACGTCTATACTTGGGGTACTGACGGTCGTTTTGACGCTGCGTACGCAAATTATCGATTAATTGCCGGTTCGGTGGGTTCTTAGGAGGAAGTCATGGAAGATCAGCCAAAACCTGAAAACAAGAAAGCTCCAGAGCAGACCAGCCAGCCAAAACCTGAAAACAAGAAAGCTGAAAAAGCCTTCTGGGTTGACGGATTTGGCGTAACAATGGCTAAATCGCAAGAGGCAGCTGAGAAGAAAGTTAAAAACATTCTTTCTGAGCAAAGCGAATAGCTTTCTGACACGGCGGCGGATAGGAGCGTTTCCGCCGTCAGAATGAGAAAGGTATAAATTGCAGATGACAGCGTATTACACAACACTACAAGACATACTCGAAGAGGCGGGATTGCATCATGTTGAGAATGGCGTAGCTTTGAACGGTGTCGTTGATGGAATAAATACAACATTTACGACCGACCGCAAGCCTATCACCGATCGTAATTTCGACGATACAGTCACGGTTGATGATTTCGTGGTGTTCGTCGATGGTGTACCAGTTAAGGCTGTTAGCGTAAACGAGGCATTTGGCGTGATTGAGTTAAAAGAAGCACCCTTTGACGATTCGGTGGTAACGATTGATTATTCATATGCATCTGTGCCGCTGCGCGTAGTTGAGTTGGCGCGCAAGGCAGCGATGGCGTGGATTGATAAGAGTATGGAGGGGGTTGATCCCTGCGCGCCGTATGGTAAATATGGTCGCGAAATCCCAGGCAGGGTAGTGGAGCTGTGTACCAACTATGCGGCCGCTCGATTGCTGATCCGTGAGTATGGCTTTAATCAAGATATTGAGGGTACGAGTAAAGACGGCTACAAGCGGCTGGAAATTGTGAAACAAGATATGCAAGAATTTGTGAAATCTGGTGGTGTTTGCGGCGCTGGCAGTGATGACTTGAGCGCTGGCCTTGGCGCTGTTGGTGCGCGGTGTGATGGTGATTTATTCGGCGATTTTCCGGACAGGCGACGTCGGCACAATGATGACTGCTATGAGCGCGAGGACTAGTGATGGGCTTGCAGCTAGTATTCTCTGTCGAGGGACGTAAAGAAGTCTTGCAGGATTTAGATACACGTGGGCGCAAAGCTAAAAACCTGCAAGCGCCGCTCAAAGAGTCCGCAGATTACATGATGAAAGTCATCGACCAGAACTTTGGCTCGCACGGTGGTGTGTGGGGTAAGTGGAAGCGCCGTAAAAAAGCCTACCCGTGGCGAATGCTTGAGAAGACTGGCGCGATGCGGCGTGGTTTTCGCAGCAGGATATACACGAAAAAAGCAGAAATATCTAACTTACAACCGTATTTCAAGTATCACCAATCACGCCGGCCACGCAAATATCTGCCACGCCGCGTAATGATGGCGATTGAGGAACAGCAAACAAGAGAAATAACGCGCATATTCCAGCGCCACATAATGTAACAGGAGGAAACCATGGCTAAATATGTTGACCCAATACTCAAGCAAATCAAGGACATTCTAGAAAAGGACGGCCCGGCAATTCTGCGTGGTCGGTATGGTTATGGCGACCCCGTTGTCATAAACAAAAGCCAGCTAACACGTCCGATGGCATTTATTAGTTTTGATAATGACTACGAAATTCATGATTCAGCTGGCGGCGAAGTCGAGAGTAATATGGCAATCGTTTTGTGCGTGGTTGTAGACATGACCAAAGATTTTAATCAAGGAACAGATGCGCGCAGTCATCTTGAGCTGGTGGAATTAGTGGCGGCACGGCACGATGATATGACGCTACGAAAGGGCAGTGTTATCGGCGCATTGAGAGCTAATCAAGATCCAGGCGATCGTGTGTGGATTGACGCCGGCGAAGAGACGACGGTAGAGTTTGACGCCACGCCACGCGATAAAGGGTTGTTTACCGCTGAAGCCATAGTGAGATTCAAAGTCAAACATGCTCAATTCCGACCAGATTTATTGCCGTGAGTATGATATAATTAGAGTAACAAATTGCGGTCTCCGAAGGTCGCAATTTTCTTTTTTGCCTCTTTATAGGAGGCGCTTTTTTGTTACCTAGGTAATAATAAAAGGAGCAAGAAATGCCAACATTTTCAGGACGAAAAGTTGCCGTCGGTATTGGACTAGAAGACCCAAACGACAAGGGCAAAGCAGTCGCGCCAACGTATGGTGCACCACACCTCGATATTAGCTTTAAGGATTCGCCAACCAGCAAGATGAACGAGTCGGCGCTCGGCACGATTATCAAAAACAATGGTAAGACCGATGTACTGGTCGAGGGCGACGGCTCAATCTCGACAAAGTTGTGGGTTAAGGGTCTGTACTACTGGCTAGCGCTAGCATTTGGACAGAAGCCAACCACCACTGGTGTACAAGGCGATACTAACGCTAAAGAGCATCTGTTTACGCTGAGGGACGACAACAACCACATCTCGGCGACCATGACGATTAAAGAGCCGAACCTATCAGCGCAATTTGCTTATGCCATGGCGGATTCTGTGACGTTTACGTGGATGCCTGACGACTTTCCAAAAGTGGAAGTAGCGTTTAAGTCACATAAAAGCAAAGAAACTAATAGCAGTAATGTAACATACACCATCGATGATACTGAATTCCTACCGAAGCACGCAATGTTTAAGATTGCGGATGATCTTGCGGGGCTTGATGCGGCACCTGAGGCTAAAGACATTAAGAGCTTGACGCTGACAATTACCAAAAACTTACAGCCGCAGCAGACTATGGATTCCAAGGACACCTACGGCGAGATTTTGAACGGCGAATTCGAAGTGTCAATATCCATCGAGAAACTGTACCGCGATAAAACCTACCGCGCAATGAGTTATAACGACGAGCGCAAGGCGTTGCGAGTAGCGTTTATTGATGATAAGAACAAAGCTGGCACGAAAACCAACACCAGCTTGACTTTCGACATCGCGGTTGCGGCATTCAGCGGCTATGAGCCAAGCTACGGTGTGAGCGACATTGCCACCGAGAAAATCGATGCAGTTATGTTGCTCAACACGGCTGATTTTGGCAAGTCGATTACTGCGAAGTTAGTGAATAAATATACCTATTAGCAGTGATTTGCTGAACGGAAAAGCCCGCAACCTGCGGGCTTTTGTATTATATTACAATTGGCTGATCAGAATTATCATTTCCAGTGTGATTTAATACCGATATCCTAAATTTATTGTTAGATCTTACAAGACTATCGTCTGCTGATTTTATCATAGTACCTGTTGTTGACTTGGCGTTATCTATGTGTGACTTGTATTCTACAATAATATCACCAGTTTTTGTTTTTAGAGTTGACGTCAATTTAAGGTCTGATTCGGCGCTTTTCTTTTTTGCGGCCAATGAAAATACACCAAGTGCAACCATACGGGTGGCGGTAATTCTACTTGAGTTCTCGGTGTGAGATTCTTCATTGAAAGAAAAATTCAACACCGAAGACCACGGTATAGTTGTCAGTAGCTCTTTGCGTCTATTAAATGTGCCGCCAGAGTATAAATCTATACCGTCGCTATATGCGACTAGAGTTAATGTTTTTATGTGGCGCTGTATCGCTTTGTGGCTGCCAAAATATTCTCCATATATCTCGACAGGTTTATCCATTTTATATTGCTCTTTAAGCCGCTTTATTGTAGCCTTGCGTTCTGATTTATCTTGGATTTTACGAGCCTCGTTTTTAGCTTCAAGGTATTTTTTGTGAACTTCAACTTCTCTACTCATGTTACGAATATATCACCAGGATGTGGTATAATACAAGTAATAAGTTGCGATCGCTTTGGTCGCAACTTTTTCTTTTTGCCACAGAGTGGTCGCTTTAATGAGCAAAGGAGCGACACAATGTTTCCAACGAAAAACATTAAATTATCTGGCGAAGGCGAAGCTGTTATTAGAATGACCTTAACTAATAGAGACAGAGTTCGCATTTCTGGTGCGGGTAATAATGAGAATATTATCTTAGCTGGCGTTCGGGTGCTTCTCATGGAGTACAACGGGAAAACCGGTAAAGACGCTGTCGAATCTTTTTTGGATTCAACTAATGGAGAAGATTTTAAGGCAGTCTTTGATGTAGTTTCAAAGGTTGTCAACGGGATAGAAGATTCCCCAAAAGGAGAATAGCGCTTGCGCAGGATTATGAGCGAGCGTATCGAACAAAGTCTGTAGTTCCAGAGCCGATAGTTATCGCAGGAATACTCAAGGACTATGGCTGGACTTATGACGAATATTTGGATACGCCCGAGTGGATTATAGAGGCGATCATGGCGAAGCGTGCTGTCGAGAGTAAGTTGGAGGCTGAGTCCTACGATAAATTATCGAAAGGGCGTAGTTAGTTATGGCTAGCAATGAACTCACCCTAACGATTAAGGGCAACAGCTCACAGCTTATTGCGGCCCTGAACAAGGCTGGCGCGGCTGTTGATGGCTTTGCTAATAAATCTAGCAGCTCTGGCAACAAATCTAAAAATGCGTTCAGCGGCTTGAGCGGTGCAGTTTCGGTCGCGGCTGGTAATTTGATTTCTGCTGGCATTCATAAATCCTTCGATATGATCAGCAATTCCGTTGATGATGCTATCCGCCGTGTGGACATTTTGAATAACTTTCCTAAAGTGATGAGTAACCTCGGCATATCTGCCGATGCGTCAAAAAAGGCAATCACGCAAATGTCCGATTCTCTAAAAGGATTGCCGACGTCACTAGATAGCGCAGCTGCTTCAGTGCAGCGGTTGACGTCGAAAAATGGTGATGTTGGTAAATCGACCGAGATGTTTTTGGCGCTTAATAACGCCATCCTAGCTGGCGGCGCGCCAATGGATATTCAGGCGACGGCAATTGAGCAGATTTCACAGGCATATGCTAAAGGCAAGCCCGATATGATGGAGTGGCGCGCGCTGCAGAGCGCCATGCCGGCACAGCTGAAGCAGATCGCGCAGGCGTTCTTCCAAAATGGTTCGGCGCTGGATGTTTACCTCAAAAAAGCTCAGGAATATGCCAAGAAAAATCCAATGTCGTCAACTGGCAAGGAGCTACTCGAGCAGCTAACCGCGGTTAAAAACGGTACTGGCGACATGACGACAGCGCTAGGCACAGCAATGCGCACCGGAATCATCTCAATGGACGATTTCATGGCGACCATAACCAAGATGAACAAAGAGGGCGCTAATGGCTTCCAGAGCTTTGAGAAGCAGGCGCGGAACAGTACGGGTGGTATTCAGACGGCGATGGAAAACTCGAAAACTGCGGTGGTGCGCGGAGTTGCCAAGATAATTGAGGCTTTTGGCAGTGGGGATATGTCTGGTGCAGCGGGAGGATTTGGTAAAACATTAGAGAACGTTCTGACGGGCGTTGCTGATATGATCAAGTTCGTCAAAGAAAACAAAGAGGTATTTACTGGCATTGCAATTGCCGTAGGAGTGCTGACTGGAGCTGTTATCGCTTACGACACAGCGGTCAAAATGTCTACTATAGCTACCAAAGCTTATACTGTAGCAATTAATCTATGGAAGGGTGCGGTTACTGTAGCTACTACTGCGCAAAAATTGTTCACTCTAGCTATGAATGCTAGTCCGTTGATGAAAATTGTCACGGTCATTGGGTTGGTGGTCGGGGCACTAGCGTGGTTCTTTACCCAGACGGAAGAGGGGCGTAAGATATTTGGCCAGGTCGCAAAAACCGTTGGCGAAGTTGTCGGGGCCATCAGCGGGGTTGCAGGAAAGATAAGTGAGGTAGTCGGCGGCGCGTTAGCTACTGCTGGTCAAGTCGTCGGCAAGATTGCTGGCTCTATCGGCGATATTGTCGGTGTTATTGGCGGTGCTATCGGCAAGATTGCTGAGATTATCGGTGGCGCAGTTGCTGGTGTTGTTAGATTTTTTACGCCGATAGTTACACTCGTAGCACCGATATTCCAGACTATCTGGCAAATCATATCTAGTACGTTCATTTTGATTGTTGCAATCGTAGCGACTGTTATGGAAACAATTTTCAATATTATACGCGGAATCATTGATGTTTTTGTAACAGTTTTCGGGGCGATCATAGGTGCAATTGGTCCAATCGTCCAAGGAATTATAGATTTTATTTCGGGGGTAATCGGTACTATTGGTGGAATTATCCAAGGTATCGTCAATTTTGTGTCAGAAGTGGCAGCCGCAACTGGCGGAGTTATTCAGGGGGCGGCCGATATTATTGTCGGCATTGTTACAGCTATTATTGATACGATTACTAGCATAGTGCTGCCAGTAGTGAACTGGATGGATATTAATATTATCCAGCCAATCGCTACTTTCTTTAAGGGGCTATGGGATAGTGTTGTAAATGTCACAAGAGGATTTGTAAATGGAGTAATGGGTGTTATAGCGCCGATTGCAAATTGGATTAATTCAAATGTCATACAGCCAGTAGCGAGATTTTTTGGCGGATTATGGAATGGGATTGTCAGCGGCGTTAGTAGTGCAGCTAGGGCAATTGGTAATGTTATGGGTACAATTGGCGGATTCGTCAAGGCTCCAATCAACGGAATTATCGGCGCTATAAATGGCGTAATTGGCGTGTTAAATGGATTTAAGGTTCCAGACTGGGTTCCAGGTCTCGGAGGTAAACATCCTAATTTTCCAAAAATACCGATGTTGGCAACCGGTGGTATCGTGCCGCCAACTAACGGCGGCTCGATTATCTACGCTGGCGACGGCGGGCAAAATGAATGGGTCGTTCCTGAAAGCAAAATGGCCAGCCTGGTGGCGCAAATCAATAGGCGGACGGAAAATGAGAGTGGCGGCATGACAAAACACATTACCGTAAATAATACCTACAATGTACGCGACAAGGTCGACGCGCAGATGGTGGCAAGCGATTTGGGATATTTATTAAGTCAGGCGTAGGAGGAAAGTATGTGGCAGGTATTTTTGAACGATTTTCAGATAAACAATCAGCTCATCGGCATGCACCTGGATGAGCCTATTGAGGGTTTAGCAGGGCTACCTGCAATTCGTACGTCGCAGGGGACTAACTTAGGACGAGATGGCGGCTGGACGACAAAACAGCTGTACGAGGCGCGGTTTATTTCGTTTAGCGGGCGGATTTTCGGCAGAACGGTACGTGAAACTGAGGAGCGGCGGCGTGAGTTTGCCACGATTTTAGCAAAGCTGGTGAAAGATAAGGGGGCACTTCGCGTGATTACGCCTGGCGGACAGGTTTATTCGACAGAAGTAGTGCTAATTGGTGTGGAGATGCCGATTGAAAAGTTACTAAATCTGGTGAAGTGGAAGATCAACCTGAAAGCAGACGATCCATTACTGTACGACAACAGCGATGGTGAATTGCTGGCAACTATTCGCAAGACGCGCCAGGGCGGGTTCACGATACCATTCACGCTACCGCTGTACATCAGTCCAGATGAGCAGCCAGCAACAATCAATAATTCTGGGAACGAGACAATACTACCAAATATAATCATCCACACCAAAGCCACTAATCCAAAGCTAATAAATCGTACGACAAATCAAGCGATGGAGCTTATTTTGACGGTCGGAGTGGGCGGTAAATTGGAAATTGATATGAAGAACAAGACGATTTTGCTGGATGGAATGAATGTGTATGATTCGCAGGCTGCCGGGTCGAGTTTTTGGGGACTAGCGCCCGGCGACAACATGATTGAGCTGCAAACTGACGAGCAAGACGAGCAGACAGAAGCAGAGCTGCGATTTAGAAGTGGATACATAGGGATTTGAAACATGGCAGAGTATAAGATTGAGGTTTACAGCAAGAATGGAAAATGCCTCGGCGATATTCGTCATTTGGCACAGGGGCTAAAATGGACTGAGCAGCGTAACGCCGCCGAAACAGTGAGTTTTCGGATGGATCTGGCGCGATATGAGGAATATGTCAAAAAAACCGGCATGCGGCCGTATGATTTTATGGATGCCGGCACGACAGACATTAGAGTTGTGCGCAACGGCAAGGATAGAGTCGGCGCGCACCTGATAAAAGAGGTGTTTTCGCCGAATGACCCATCAGTTGATATTGACCTGAGCTTTACTGGCTATCTCAATTATTTTAAGGACGCTTACGTGGATGCTGATTATGACAAAACTAGGCAAGGCGACATCGCTTGGGGTGTGATAAATCAATATCAAGGGAAGCAGGATGGAGATTTCGGTATTCGGCGTGGCAGTTTTACATCGCTCGGTAAAAATCCGCGTCAGCGTCATCAGAAACGCGCCAACGTGAAAGATTTTCTGGTACGACTGAGTAATGTCATCGACGGACCAGATTTCCAGTTCACACCCGACAAAAAATTCAACACGTTTGACGCCATGGGTAGTTATCGCCCAGATATTCGATTGAGCTACCCAGGCAATGTAGCTAGCTTTGGATTTGAGCGAAGTGTAGATAGCCTGGCTAATTATGTGATTGGTATTGGTAGCGGTAACGGCGACGATGCACCGAGTACATACGCTACCGATCCATATTCGCGCAAGGCACTGTATCGTCGTGAGAAAATTGTAACGTTTAGTTCGGTTGTTCGTGAGACGACTTTGCAAGAGAATACAAATGGCGTACTGGAACTGCTAAAAGACGTGCGCGAGCTGCCGAGCTTTACTCTATCTGACGGCGTGCTTGATTTGAATGATGTGGGTCTCGGCGACACAATATATATTGAGATGAATGGTTATATTATGTTTGAGCACATCCGTGGATTTTACCGTATTGAAAAAATTGAAGTCAACGTTGATGAAAACGATGCCGAAGAGGTAACTCTGACCTTCGATAATTTAAGCGTGGATGATATTATCGCGCAGCAGGAAGAAAATGAGTAGACTAACTGAGCTGGAAGAGCAAACCGCCATTGGATTACTAGCACGATTACGCGCGCAGCAGGCTGAGATGAAATTTACACCGCAGTTGACGAGCGTGAAGTCGGGCGTCCAGACCTATCAAGTTCCTGAAGATAATTTATGGGACGAGTTTGACTTTATACGGGTTATTAATGGAGTAGAGCAGACGGTTCGAACACGAGCAGCAGAGCTGCCAGGCACTGGCGGCGTGCAGTATTTGAGAGTTCTGTATGTCACAACCACATATACTCCACAACATCAAAATTCGCCAGTCGTATATCCGTATTTAGTGTTGTCGCTCGGCGGACAAGAGTGGGAGCCAATATATTCACCAGCGCTTGGTTTAGGTTTTTCGTCTCGTAAACAAGGAAACAGTGGTTCAATCGGTTCATTCATTTATTTGTCTGATAAAACTGATTACTCGGCTGAAAAGATATTATTTACATATTTAACAGACGCTTCATACAGCACAACGAGTAACTCTAGCGTAACTTTACGAGTACGTTTTCGCCTGCGCAGCACTGACAGAGGTAAAACTTATGTGAAGATAGTGATGTATGGCTAAAAGTAGATTAAATATAAACGATTACATCACGGAAATGAAGGCGCTAGAACGAGAGTTAAACGACGAGAAAACGCTGCAATTTATCGGATCAGAGCAAATAGTTATGAAATTGTCAGAGACAAGCAGCCGTTGGGATATGTCAATCACGCCTCACAGACCAGGACAAGCGGCAAACAGCGACGGGTGGAATGTCTGCATTGTTACCGCTAGAGCTTTTAATTCTGGTAATTTAGTGGCGAGTTTGGCGGTTGAGTCCAGCGTAGATTCGGCGCTTGAAGAAATGATTGATATCCCACTGCCACCAAGCCAATCCAGTATGAAAAAATGGTTTATACCAATTTTCGGACCTAAAACACAACCAATACAGCTCAAATTTCAAGTAATTGCAAATGATGATTGTTCAATTAGCTTTGAGGAGTGGACATCGTGGTAGTAAATCGAGTTAATTCGCAGCCAAATCTATTGCGTGAATTGAAAGATTTGGAGCGCCGGCAGCGCGAGAAAAAAGAGCTGCAGATTGTAGGAGCGGATGCCGTCAGGACGTTTTTGATAAAAACAGGAAATACGTGGGACTGCGACGAAACATTGCCGCTATCTCCTGATTTGACACGTCAGAGAGAATTCATAGTAACATTTTGCCCAAATAATAAGGCCGCAGGATTGGATTTACATGTAAAAAGCGAACTGGCTGAAACCCCGAATACTAAGCCACGGATAACATCTGTACGCCGACGCGTGACAGACATAAAATCGCAGCAATGGCGTGTACGAGTTAAGTATTACGGAGACCAAGCTGTGAGGGTTAAGTTTTTTGTCTCGGCGACAGGCAAGGGAACTTTAACTGTGGTATAATGTAGATAATAAATTGCGACCGCTTGGTGGCAATTTTTCTTTAGCTTTTCTGGCGGTACGCGGAAAGGATTTGAAATATGACAAGACGAGTTTTCAACTACGGCGGCGGGATGCATAGCCCGGCAGCGCTAACACAATTTATACGTGACGCACTGGACGGCGAAGTAGCAAATGGTATGGAAGTGGTGGCTGGCAGTGGGATGAACGTTACTGTTAAGTCCGGGACTGCTTCCGTTGGAAAAGACCCGTCATACGACATCAACATTATAGGTAGTGAATCGGTTGGTGTGGGTGCAGCATCGCCATCAAATCCAATGAATACGCTAATCGTTGCCTACGTGGATCGTGATGTTGCTGGTAGTACAGCTGTCACAGACAATACTAACGATGTATTTAAGTTGAAAGCAGTTTCTGGTGCAGCAGCCGCTACACCATCCGATCCAACAACGTCAGCAATTCAGGCGGCAATTGGCGCAGCAAATCCGTTTATTGTTTTAGCAAGGGTGCGAAAGCAGGCTGGCGCAACGTCTGTAACTGCAGGAGATATTGTCGATCTACGTAAGATGATCACGCTTAGATCTGGTAGAATTAATGACTCAAATATAATAGATGATAGTACAATACAATCACAGAATTTAGACTCATCGTCTCTATTGACGTTCAGCGCCGACAGCGTCAGTCAAACTATTTCAGGTAACATTCTAGTACAGGCTGGTTGGGTTCAATTTTTGGGGAGTAATAATAAAAACCAGGCAGTGTCCGTCGCGTTTCCAAAACAATTCAAGCAAGTATTCTCGATGACACCAATTTTAATTGGCTATAAGAACGGTAAAAAAGCTACCAGTATTAGCGAATTTAATCAGATAATTGGCGGTGGATCAAATATTGAATCTGGCGTCGTAACGAACACTGGTGCGACCCTCAACGTCTTGACGGCTGGTATATTTGGTAACGCGTGGCATGGAGTTTCATGGGTGGCGATAGGGGTAGTCTAGCTAGCTGGTTCATCTGTAAACCAGCATGCAGTGCCATACCATTCGTTATGCCCACTATTAGCCACGCAATCCATTATGCCAGTAGGAGAAATTCTGATTATTGCGGTGCCGCTCAATCTTCCGGAATTACGAGCAGTTAGCTTTAGATTAACCCAGCCAAAAAATGATGCTGGACAAAATTTATCAGGCATTTTTTTGGATAGACTAGCTAAATTTGTGGGCAGGGCAGTTGTGCCACCAACAGTCAAAAACACCAGCTGGCCCACTCTGACTACGCTGGCCTTTAAGCCGTAACCGATATTAACCATCTCTTTTATAGTGTTTTGCTCAGTGAATAGCGCCATGTGCCGTGGTTGTATTGTGTTGTAGAAATTAGCTGTTAACTTATGCTAAAATATAAGTAGAAATGCGAGCAAGCGCGCGAGGTTATATATAGGCGCTTTACCTCGCACGCCTGTTCGGATTTTAGCGAAGTCTGTGATATAATACAGGCATAAGGAATTGCGATCACAAAACGTGGTCGCTTTTTTAATGGAAAAATTATGAGCAACACAGACGTATCAGCAAAAGAATTTGGCGCATTGCAAGCCAAGGTCGAGTACATCAAGGATGGCGTTGACAGGCATACAGCAGCACTTGAGCGAATAGAGAACATATTGAGCGGTAATATTTCGCGAGCTGAACTTGAACAGCATAAAAAAGAACTTACGGACGAGATGGAACAAAAATACCTGCCGCGCAGCGATGTGGAAAGTCTGCTGAACTTTTGGCGGCTTATCACCAGCGGCTTGGCAAAGATATTTGCTGTAGCACTGGTGGCGTTCGCTGTGTATCTGACGGGCGTAATGGTCAAGCAAAGCCAAACGGTGACGACATTGAAAGAGGATATACAACACCTGGAGGCGAAACGATGATCACTCTATCAATATCCCTCATTACAATCTCGCTCATTCTCTACCTGATTTTTCGTAATAACAATGATCAAGGAGGTCAAATATGAAACTAGAAAAGAAAACTACAAGACAGCTGTCAATCGCGGTTGGTTTGCTGTCATTCGGCGCATTCGTCGTGCAGGGTCTTGGCGACATTTGGGGCTTTGCTGCTGTCGCAAAACAGTTGACGAGTACGGCGCTGCTGTTTGCTGGCGGCGTCAACGTTTACTTTTTGGGCGTAACAAATCAGAAAAATAATCAGGATAAGAAAGGTGAGAAATGAAACGGCTCGGGTCTAAATTGATTGGCTTTCTCGCCAACCGCCTTGCTGTGATTCTGGTGGCGGCAGTCGTAGTTTTGTCGGCGACATTCGTCATTGTCGGCAAGCAGGCTGAAGACGGCAGTATCACTCTTGACGGCTCAAAAGCCAAGTATTCCAAGGCAACTGAGAAAGCTTTATGCGAACTAGCCAAGAAACGCGAGACAGCAATTGCTGGCATCATGGGTCTAGACGTGCCGCAGGATTCCGGCTCGGGCTGTGAAGCACCCGACAAAGAGCTGGCACAAATGGGATCGGGTGTGTATTACAAGACTGACCTGTCTAGCCCTGCAGCATTCGTAAATGCTATGAATGGCCGCGGATTTAATGAGGGCTACGGCTTGCAGTGCGTGGCAGGCTTTAAGCAGTTTATGTTTAGCTTGAGCGGACGTGTGGTGGCGACTAGGACAGGTGGTGCGAGTGGCTACGCGAACCAAGTCGGCGAAATCCAAGCACTTGGCTTTACATGGCATGGCGGACAAGCCGGTATGAAAGATGGCGACTGGGCAATCTTTGGTGGTGGTCAGTATGGACATGTCGCAATGTATTACCAAGGCAAGTTCTTCGGACAAAACCAAGGCTCAGGCAATATCTATGTTGGCAACGCGTTTAATCTGATGGACTTAGGCGGCTATCGCAACTCGATTATCGGCTACTACCGACCGAATATCTGGAATGACTCTACAAGCACGCCAACACCACAGGCGAGCAATTCAAAAGCAGTGAATGACCAAGTGGTTGCAGATGTATTAAAGGGTGTGTACGGTAGCGGCAATGACCGCGTATCACGGTTGCAAGCCGCTGGCTATAATCCAGCCGAAGTGCAAGCAGCGGTGAATGCTCACGTAGCAACGCAAGCTCCACGAGTCAGTGCGCCAGTCTCGACAGGTTACGTTCAGCGAAGCGCTGGCGGTTATGTCGTGCGTCGCGGCGATACGCTCGGCGATATTGCACTACGGAACGGCTGGCACGGTACGAGCGGGCTGTTCGGTAATTCTGGATATACACAGCGGCTGGCTGAGCGCAATGGTATTGCTAACCGCGGATTGATTTATCCAGGACAAAGGATCAATCCATGAACTTACAGAAAATAACCATAACTAAGTCAAGCCTGTATTTTCGCGAGTGCAAGGCTTGCGGCTGCGTTACACTGCACGTCGGTAAGTCTACGCCGCAGATGACGCCAGGCTCGACATATAATGATTGCTTGCAATGCCTAGTTGACGCGCACGGCGTGCCGGGCTTAAGCCGCTGGCATGATCCGAAAACTGGCGCACTATTAAACGCGCCACGCGGTAAGACGCCGCCGAAAGCGAAGGAGTAATCATGGAATTTAAGCGAGGCGATACAGTTACTCACACCCTAGTCATTCCAGAGATGTTTTATAAAGCTGGTCTTAAAGTGTTTTTCATGGCAAAAGAGGAGATGGACGATGATACAGCCGACGCCAAGGCTTTAATAGCACGCGAATTTAGCGACAGCAATATTATTAGCCGCGAAAACAACGAAATTACTTATGATCTGAAATTTCAGCCAGGCGACACTAACGGCATAAAATTTAATGGTGACGCTAGGATAACATTACAAGGTGAGTTTGAATTTAGATATGCAGATGGTCAGATTAAGACATTTCCAGAAACTAAACCGCTAAAAGTAATTGTCTATTCAGACGTAAGGAGGGGAAATGGCTAACGTTACGATTACAGCCGACGGCATAGTCCAAGTGATTAAAATTGGCGAGGTGATTACTGGGCCTCAAGGCAATCCAGGAGTTGACGGCAAATCTGCATACCAACTGGCGCTAGATGGAGGTTTTGTTGGCACGCAGGAGCAGTGGATTGCTTCGCTCAAAGGTGCGGACGGAAAAACGCCGGTAAAAGGTGTTGATTATTTTGATGGTAGAGATGGCGCGCCAGGCAAAGATGGCAAATCACTACGATACGAGGATTTAACCGAGCAACAGAAAGCTGAACTTAAAGGCGCCAAGGGCGAGCCAGGAGCGCCAGGCAAAGATGGCAAGCCTGGCACTACCGACTACAACCAACTAACCAACAAACCAGACCTAACCTTAAAAGCCGATGTCTCATACGTAGATACTAGGTACGCTATGTTGCACGCCTCAAAAGCCGACAAACACTACGTAGATAGCCAGGACACAGTTCTTAAGAAGAAAATAGACACAGGCTTGCAAGATAAAGTTGATAGGACTGGCGATACGATGACTGGCAACTTAAATATAGTCGGTAACACAGCAGACTCTCTAGTCTTAGCTTCCGCCACAAGCACCTGGCAAAACTTAATCATGGTCGCCAGAAACTCTGGAGGAATACAGAACTCTATTTTATTTGCCGGGCAGAACGCCGCAAACAAAGAAGTTAGATATGGACAATTACAGACTGTACTGTTTGGTAGGACAGATGGCAAAGAATCTGCTAGTGTTATCGTAAAAACAATTCTAAACGGCACAATGACTACCTGTGCAACTTTATTAGGTAACGAATTAAGACTTGAAAACTCTAAATTGACCTTTGGTGCAAGCGACGTCGCGATGATAGCAGGTAATGGTATGCCAAACGGCAAAATCCTAGCTCCAGTTGGCTCAACTTATATAGATAGAGACGCTACTAATGGCGCTATTCGTTGGATTAAAAAGACTGGCGGAAATTCAGTCAATGGCTGGGCAGTAGACTATGGAGATACTGGTTGGCGAAATATTACACCTAACCCACTACCAGCAAATATTGCATCAACTATAATTAAAGTTAGGCGTTGTGGTGATGTAGTAGAGTTTTGTATGGACTCATCAGAATTCATATCGGTAACTGAAACGAAAATGTTTGATAGATTACCTGAAGGATTTCGAATTCCTAGTGGCGTTTATATCAATGCAGGTCTTGGCCCAGGGACATCTCATTCAGGACGTATATCTTTAACGCGCGATCAAGTAAAAACACAAGCTTCTGTGGGTAAATACAAAACAACCTATGTTCGCTATACTACCGATGACGCGTGGCCGGCAACACTACCAGGCACTGCAGCGTAAAACTCAACTATAAAGTAATCATTTATAGTTGAGATAGTAAGGATTTCTTACAAACTGAATTGTTCGGAAATACCGAACAATTGAAAACCGCCTCGAAAGCTCGGAGGCGGTTTTTGATTGACTAGACGGCCGCAATTTGCTATATTAATGGAGAACAACAATCGAGCAAGGGAGACCTCAGTAAAACATTACTGTTTTTTGCTGGGGCTTTCTCTTTATGACCTCAAACTTATATCAAAAATAAGTGAGGGTAATTTACATGTTCGTTTTAGACAACAAACGAATTACTGCGATGCGCAAGCACCTCGGCAAAGCGTCAGAGCTAATCAAAGATGACGCGTATTTGCCAATGTTTC